GTCCGATCTTTGTCGGCTCTATCGATTACATCAGGTTAGTGATGTTGATTCTGCGATAGTAAACGTTCTTGTTAGAGAACGAAATTGTGCCGTCAGCGGCTGAAGTAGCAAATGGGTTTGCAACCATGCCGTAACGAGTCTTGAAGCCGATCTTAGGCTGGAAAGTGTCCTGACCAACTGCACGAACCATCTGTAGAGGAACGTATGGGCAGTAGAACAGACCAGCGTCAAATGCGGAAGTACCCTTGTAGCCGATTGTAGCGTAGTGAACGCCAGAAGATGCGGCGAAATATGGGTCGATATAAACACGGATGCGACCATTCAGAACACCAGCGAATGTGTTGCCTGTATCGTCAACTTGCAGGTTGTTTGCAAGTGCTGGAGTGTAGTCAAGAACACCAGCCATCTGAAGTGCGGATGCAACGTCTGAAGAGCAGATCAGAACGTTACCCTTGCCACGGCGAGTTGCCTTAGCGATAGCGTTAGATTCACGCTCAAGTTGGAACATCAGACCCTTGAACTTCTCAACTGACCAACGACCGTTAGCGTCAACGTCAAGGTTGAATGTGCCAGCAGATGCAACGTTTTCTTGTGCACCAACTGTAGCAGAGATGTTGATCTGACGAACAACTTCACGGTTGATTTCAGCAAGAATTTCTGTAGACAGAATGTTAGCAAGTTCTTGCTCTGCGTCAAGACCGTGAACAGCCTTAAGGTCTTGTGCAAGTTCCATTGTGTATTCTGCTTTCAGGGCACGGCTCTTAGCAGTAACAGCAACCTTCTCGATTGAGAATGCCATTTCTTTGAAGCCCTGACCAGCGCCATCACCAAGTGCTTCAGCCTGTGCAGTTGTGAAACCAGTACCAACTGTGTACTCAGTACCACTTGATAGTGATGCTGGTGTAGCACCAGTCTGTGACTGTGCGTTAACTGGGAATGCGGTATTTGCTTCGTTGAACAACGCTTCAGCACCGTCTTGTGCGCTATAACGTGAACGCATTGCGAAGATAAGTCCTGTTGGACCTGTCATTGGCTGAACGCCGCAGATATCGTATGCGATTAGGTTAGGTGCGGCACGGCGAACCAGTGAAATTAGAACTGGATCGTAAATGTCGATGTGACCATCACCTGCTGTTGAAGAAGATGAGCCCATTGAGTTAACTGGAGCCGCTTCTGACAGAAGGCTTGTTGGGGACTGATAGCCACCAGATGAGGACTCACGGCAAGCAATTTCTTGGTTCTCAAGAAGTTGTGCTGTGACTGAACGCTTGTGTGCGTCTTTAATCGCACCAAGGTCAGGATGATCCAGAACTGGAGTCCATTTCTTTACGAGTTGATTTACATTCATGTTTATCTCCTTTGAGTATATACTATTAGAGTTATTTATAAAAAATTATTTCCTAAGGGTTCTAGAAATGCTTTTGACATAGTGAGACATTACTGGAGAGAATTCCTCATCTAATGTTTCTTCTGCAACAAACTGATCTTTTGCTGGTGTAACGTCTTGAGTCTTAGACTCTTCAAAATACTTCTTCTTTGTTAGATTCAGTTTTTCTTTGTAATCTTCTTCAGATACAAATTCAATGTTTTCAGCAAGAGATTTTAGTTTTGCAGATTGAACATCTGTCAAACCTTCAGATACTTGTGCAAGAATGGTGTCTTTCTTGTAATTACCGATCTGTGCGTTTAGGTTGACGTTTTCAGTAACAGCCTTGTCTAGTTCTCCTTCGAGTGATTCGACTTTGGATGCTAGTTCCTCAACCATGTCAACTTTTTCTTCAGGAATATCGATGTAATGTTCTACGAAAAGATTTTTCAATCCAGTCATGAAATCTTCAACGATTTCTGCTTTGATTCCAGACTCAATTGACAACTTGTTTTCTTCCATCCATTCGCTAACAACGTACTCAAGGTATTCATCAACTTTAGCAACAATGTTTTCATTGATTGCTTTAGTTTCTTCCTCAAGTTTTGTTGCGTATTCGGAATCAAGTTTTTCAATTTGTTCGTTTACTTTAGCAACAACTGCGGCTTCGAAAATAGCCTTTGCATTTGTTTTAAATTCTTCAGAAAGATTTTCGCCAGAAAAAATTGCGTTGATATCATCTGCGGCATCAACTTTAATTTCTTCTTTTACGATTTCTTCGGATTTCAGTTCATCTTGATTTTCGATGACTTGATCCTTTTTGATTGCGTCAGTCATAATGCTCTCCTTATGCGTATTTAAAGATTTACTTTATATATTTATAAAAAAATTACAGTTTAGAGAGGAAATCATTAAAGGTACGCAACATATTTTCTTCCAAATCACGCTTTGAAGATTTTTTAATCGTATCTTTGTATTGTGCAATCTGCACTTCCTTTATGATTCCGTTTTCCCAAACCCACTCTTTATTTTCCATGATGCCTCTTACGAAAGCATCGGGTGCTGAAGGATCGGCAACAATATCTGCCGCTGTGGCTAGATAAAAATCATCTTTAACATACTTGACGCCATTTTTTTCTTCTAAGGTTCCCATACCTCTTGTAGAAACGCCTAAGCAAGCGCCTTCTATCATAAGATTCTTAACGATATTACCGTATGGGGTGTCCATGATCTTTGCTTTACCAAAGAAGTCATTACCTTCTTGGCGCAATTCCTTGATCATATGAGAAACACGTTCAAGATTAATTGTAGGACCATCTGGATGTCCTAATTCACCGTATGCGCGATTTTTATTTACGTATTCAGCAATGTATCTACCTGCTTCTTTTTGAAGAACTTCTAAAGGATAAACACGACCATTACGGTTCTTTTGTTCAGCCTGCATGAAAGGTCCCTCAATATAAAACTGTTTTTTACCACCTTCAGTCTCTTCGGTGATAATATTAATTTGTTCATTAATTTCTGTGATTAATTTCATT